CAAGAACGAAAGTTTAGGGATCGAAGACGATCACGCAAGGGGCCCTGGGCGCAGTGCAACATTACCAGAGTCTATGCTCTTTAGCAGTGCATAGAGTGTTGACTCTGATCCTGGGGAGTACCCCAGGAAACTCAAAGGCGATCTGGTGCCTATCCGTAGTACGGTAAAACAGCGTCCGATTCCCGCTAAGGGGCCGGACGCCCGCTTTGAGAAAGTGGACACACCCAAATCAGGTCCGTCTGTTACGACGCGATCTAACGTGGCGTGGAACGCTTCCTCACTGCACCGCCTATGGAAGGGGATTCAGATCACTGAATCTGAAAACCACCCCGGCTGGGCCAAAGGGTCCAATGCCGGGGATGTTGGTGGCAATTTCCGAACCCAGAAGCGGTGGCTCGAGACTGATGTCAAGAGCTTCACGCTAACGGGAACGGCAAGCACTACCTCGCTTGAATCGCTCGCCAGATACTGGGGACCGGTTCTTGCTTGTAGTGCGACGAACGCCCCGTTGCCCCCTTACTCCCAGAGTGCAAATCATACTCTGGATAGTTTGGGTGCTACGGCGGTTGCTCGTTGTAAGCCCACCAACTCCGTCGCTGATCTCTCGGTTGCCCTTGGCGAACTTGTTCGCGAAGGCCTTCCAAACGTTCCCAACATGAGTTGGGACCGCATTAAGGATACCACGGATTACGCTCGAAGGAGCGGAAACGAGTACCTGAACGCGGAGTTTGGTTGGAGACCACTTGCCGGCGAACTGGACGATTTCTTTCGTGCAGTTACTCATGCTGACCGAATTCTCAATCAGTATGAGAGGGACGCAGGCAGGTTGGTTAGACGGCGGTTTTCTTTCACACCGGAAAGGAACACCACTACCTCTACGTTGGTGTCTGGGACTGCATCGCCTTACATGGCGATCGTTTCCAGTATCTTCAATAGAGATGGGGCTGTTCCCAAGGGCACCCTTCTGCGAACACGTAATACGTATAAGCGGAGGTGGTTCTCGGGAGCCTTCATGTACCACTTACCCCGTGGATATTACTCACGGAATGTGGTTGCACGGCAGGCTGCGAGAGCAGGGATCCTTTATGGTGCTGAGCTAACGCCCAGTACCGTTTGGAACCTTGCGCCCTGGAGCTGGGCTGTCGACTGGTTCACCAATATTGGGGACGTTCTTTCGAATGTCTCCGATTGGGCCACCGATGGCATGGTAATGAAGTATGGGTATATCATGGAACATTCCCTGATCCGTGACACCTATACTTACTACGGGGATACCGGTTTGGAAACCCCTGTAGTGCCTCAGGCAGTCACCCTCGTTTCAGAAACGAAGGTGCGCCGACAGGCCAACCCCTTTGGGTTTGGCGTGACATGGGAGGGCCTAAGCCCTCGCCAGATCGCCATTGCGGTCGCTCTTGGTCTAACCAAGGGACGGTCGTAGTAGTGCTGCACTACGTTGTACGTCCTGTACCGTCAATGGGAGCTTAACCCGCTCCTAGGAGTGATGCCCATGTCGTTCACCGATCCTCTGTCCGTCACAATTTCGGCTGTCACTACGCCGCTCCCGCGCATCAGCGTGGGGGACGATCGCAGTGAGTACCAGTCGAGTGACGGCCTGATCCGTGTGGAAGCGTCGCATCAGTACAAAACTGAGCGAATCCGCCGGATGTTCAGGCTCGACACCAGCAAGGTGGCTCCGGATCCGTTCCGGCCGTCCGAGAACCGCGAGGTTTCCTCCTCGTGGTATGTGGTCTGTGACCACGCTCGGAACGGCCACACGTCTGCGGAGCTCCTCGCCGCTTGGGTGGGGTTCAACACCCTCCTCACGGCGAGCACCCACGCCAACATCTCCAAGCTGCTGGGTGGAGAGTCGTAGGCCCCCTCACGGGGACCAGCGGCTCATAACCCAGATCTGGGAAGCATCCTTATGCTTACTCAGTCCAGCTTGGCGAAGGCGTTGTCAGTGGATGGGTGGAAGAACTAACGGCCGTGGTGGCCGGCGGTCCTCCCGCCCTCATTCAACTGAACGTGACCTTACGTTTGGAAGAAGGCGTACCGATCTACATACGCGGTCCTTCGCCAGTAGAAAACTGGTGATAGTGACCGTCGTGTTGGTCGATGCGCTCTACCTGGCAGGTGATGCTCTCATTATGGGGGAGAAATATTGCCCTTGAATGAGAGAGTGAATCGGTTGAGATTGCACGTGGTGTACTTTGGGGGCTCCCATGATCCCGAAAGGGGTCAGAGAGCTTCATTGTACATCACTGTGTGGCCGGCTGACAAACCGACCCAAGCAGAACATCTCGCAACCCAAAACCTCCTGGACGCAATCAAGCGTCTTCAGGCGGTGGTGGAGAGCGAGCGCCCGCTTGAATCTTAATCGGGCAGTACTCTGTAGTTAGTACATCCCATAACCAATGCGGACCTACGGGTCCGAAGGAGCAGTGAATATGCATTACTGCAACCCCCGGATCCTCACGGTCCACAGCGACACCGTGTCCTCCATCGCGCACTTCGCGCTGTTGGAAGACATGGCGTGGTCCGACAACCTGGCGATCCACGGCTTGTCCTTCACGGACTTGATCGTGGACTACCAGCAGTCGGCCCTCTTCAAGAGCTTCACGCCCTTGATTACGCGGTTGTGCCGGGAGATGGTCGTCGAGGCGGCGCACTACGGAAACGTAGACGTCGTCCTCTCGTCCCTCCTGGACATGTTCGGGTTCACGAAGGCCCTCATCGAGGGCTACTCGGTCTCGAGCTAGGCTGTACCACTACTGAGTCAGACGACAGGGCTAAGGATTCCCTACCCCCCTAATTAAAGGAGGCGGGATGAAAAGCCTGACGTCACTCTGGTCCTGCGCAGCTAAAGAATTAGCTGTGCGATGTTGCACTAGCGCCACTCTCGACATAAAAACTGTCGAGAGCCGGTATGAACACGAGGGGTTATGGTTTTTGGCCGTAACCCTGGCGGACCTTGGGAAAGTCATCCAAAAATGGCTTGACCAAGGTTTCGTCGGTCCTAGTTCCGATGCTCCCAAGTTCAAATGGGACCATCGGGCAGGTCGCCCCCGATTCCTCGGAGGGTTCCTTGACCGTGTGTTCACACCAGGTAGTGGCATACTCCTGGATGATCCGGATATCGAGGCAATCTATGCCTTACGTCAGCTAACGCTGATGTTCGGTAAGATCGCTCTTCCCCCTGGGCCGAAAGGCGCCAGAACTCGGGTGGTAACACCTGAACGGGAGAAGCGGGCGATGTCCGGCTTTATTCAGTGTGAGCAGGATGTTAAGGATGCGGATGCACGCTTGGATCCTCTTTATTTAGAGGATTTTAAACGCGTCTCCGCATTGCTTTTCGGTGAGCTTTTCGATAAAATGGACAGAGATGTCCAGTTTGGAAGGCTCATCCCAAAGCACGGTCCAGGCGCTGTCGCTGATAAACTTTCCTCAAATGGAAAGTGGAACCAGCGAAACTGGCCCGCTCGTCTTCAGAGGCTGATGCCTGCTGAAGAGTTTCTCGCGGTTAACGGTAAACCCGAAAGGGTAGCCGCACTCCGTGAGGAGCTTAACATCCTCGAACCTGGCGCAGAGATGCCCGTGAGGGTCATCACTGTTCCTAAAACGCTCAAGACACCACGAATTATTGCGATTGAGCCAACTGCGATGCAATATGCGCAACAGGCTCTCCTGCGGTCCTTCGTGTCCGCTGTTAAAGAGGATGACTTCCTCTACAGCGCTATCGGAACCGATGATCAGAACCCTAATAGGGTTTTGTGTCGGAAAGGCTCCCTCAGCGGGGACCTTGCTACACTTGATTTAAGTGAAGCTTCCGATCGTGTCTCGAATCAGCATGTACTCGCTCTGCTAGAAGGCTGGCCTCTTTTGTCGGAGGCAGTCCAATCATGCAGGACGAGGAAGGCTGATGTACAAGGCCACGGTGTAATCCGTTTGGCCAAGTACGCGTCTATGGGTTCGGCTCTCACCTTCCCGGTGGAGATGATGGTCTTCTTGACCGTCGTTTTCCTAGGGATAGAACGAGAGCTGAGTAGCCCACTGACCCCAAAGCTCATTGAGAGCTATAGGGGTCGGGTGCGCGTCTTTGGGGATGACTTGATTGTCCCCCGAGACAACGTGCTGTCCGTGTGCGACGAGCTCACTGCTTTTGGGCATGTGGTCAACGTCGATAAGTCCTTCTGGACCGGAAGGTTCAGAGAGTCTTGCGGAAGGGAGTATTACGACGGCGAGGACGTGTCAATAGTCCGCGTCCGTCGGGTGCTTCCACCCACACGGCAGTACGCTAACGAGACGATTGCTACCGTTGCCCTCCGGAACCAGTTATACTGGGCCGGTTTGTGGCAAACGGCGGCTTGGTTGGATGACTACTTAAGGAAACTCCTTTCAGGGAGGTTCCCGAACGTAGCACCAACGTCGTCCGTGTTGGGCAGGGAGTCGGCGCTCGGATACCAATTCGATCGCCTTCATCCCGGCCTTCACAGCCCTTTAGTCAAGGGCTACTATGTGAAGGCCCATCTACCCGTCGATAAACTTGACGGGGAGGGTGCCCTCCTAAAGTGCCTCTCACGCGAAGCGGAAGTCTGGCCATATTCTTGGCAAGACCACCCGATAAGCGTGATCAGCGTTGCTAGCGCTGATGCTGAGCACTTGGAGCGTACTGGACGCCCCCTGCGCGTCGACATCAGGCAGGGTACGAAGCCACCCTTCTAAGGGTGTCTGGGCCTTTGAGCCCGCGGGAGAGAGCCAAAGTGGCCTCTACGCTCGTAAGGACCAGCGATCAGCTGATCCCA